TGCAGGTTCTGAAGAATGGTCTGGTGTTGCTCTTCCATTGGTTCGTAGAATCTTTGGTGAGATTGCAGCTCAAGACTTTGTTTCTGTTCAACCAATGAATCTACCATCTGGTCTAGTATTTTACTTAGACTTTAAATATGGTAAATCTGTTTCTGGATATGGTGAAGATGGTCATACTAAAGTACCTGGTGGTGGTGTTGAATCATTACAAGGTAAATCTGGTCCTAACAATCCATCAGGTTCAAGTGCTCCATATGGTGTAGGTGGTTTGTATGGTGAGGGTAGATATGATTATTCAGTTAAACAGGCAACTGGAACTCTTTCTAATTGTGCAGATGCTGGAACTACTGCAATAGCAGGACAATTCATAACATCTTCGGTAACTTACAAAGACATTAACTTTAACCAAGAACACTCTGCTTCAAGAGCAGCTAGTGAATTAATTATGTTAAAGTTTGATGCAGCTGACCTTACAGACGCTGACTTTAAAGCAGTTAGATCATTCAATATTTCTTCATCGAATGTGAATGCTGCAAATGTTCATGGTATCTTACCACAGTATACAACACACGATGCAGCTAATGGACATGTTAAATTTATTATGTCATGTTCAACAAGTTTAACATTTGGTGATGGTGCTGAAGATGCAGCTAATTTCTTTTCTGCTTCAGTTGTTTATTCAAAACAACCAACTGAATCTAACAGAGGTGACTTTGAGGATACTTCTGGTTCAGCTGTTGATGATACATTAGCAATACCTGAAGTTGACTTACAACTTAGGTCTGCAGCTATTGTTGCTAAGACTCGTAAATTGAAAGCTGTATGGACTCCTGAATTAGCTCAAGACTTAAACGCTTACCATAGTGTAGACGCTGAAGCTGAGTTAACTTCAATGTTGTCTGAATACATCTCAATGGAAATCGATTTAGAAATCCTTGATATGTTAATGGCTGATGCAGTTACTCAAGATTACTGGTCAGTAACACCTGGTGAAGACTATAATGGTACTGGTACTGATGAAGGTGGTTGGGATATTACTACTTTCTATGGTACAAGATTCGAATGGTATCAAACTCTATTAGGTAAAGTTCAAAAAGTATCTAATGAGATTGGTAGATTAACTATGAGAGGTGGTGCTAATTTCTTAGTTGTTTCACCTAAAGTAGCTACTATTCTTGAATCTATACCTGGATATATGACAAGTACAGATGGTAATAAAAACCAATTTGCTGCTGGTGTTCAATCTATCGGTTCTTTACAAAACAGATTCAATGTTTATAAGAATCCTTATATGGTTGAAAATCAAATCTTAGTTGGTTTCAGAGGTTCAAACTTCTTGGAAACAGGTGCGGTATATGCTCCATATGTTCCATTGATTATGACACCTCTAGTATATGATCCAAGTGACTTCACTCCAAGAAAAGGTGTGATGACACGATATGCTAAGAAAATGATTAGACCTGAGTTCTATGGTAAGATTGCTATTAAAGATATTAACTTAATATAAGTTAGTTTTTTAATAATCTTAGTTTGGAAAACCCTCCATTTTTTGGGGGGTTTTTCATTTATATTAATATTTATATATGAATTATAGTATGTCTATAACTGGGTAGAGTAGTCACTAAACATAACCAGTCTAAATAAAAATTAATAACCTAGAGAGTAGTGACTCAACATTTAGGAGAAAAATAATGGGAAAAAGAATAGGAAAATATAAAGTTTCCAAAAAAGAAGATGCACTTTCGTTAAAGTCGGATTTAGCTGGCGGTGGTCATATTAAAAGTGTTGGTACAGTACCAACTTTAACAGTAACAACTGCGGGTGATGGAACTTGTACAATATCAGCTGAATCAACTGATGTTGCCGGAACAGTAACATTTGCAGATACTTGGGCTAATAGTGATACTTTATTAGTTACTTTTAATAAACCATACGCAACTGCACCTAAAGTACTTCTATCAAGTCATGTTTTCAATGCATCAGGAGCAAATTTACTTGAATTTGATGCTGTTGTTGCAACTACAACAGGCTTTACGATAACTGCTAGTGGTACTTGCGCAGGCGCACTTACATATTTTGTTGTTGAAACTGTTTAATAACTAAACATTAAAACAATAAACAACTTATAAAGGGTGGGAAATATCTCACCCTTTTTTGTTAAACTTGATATTTATATATGAAGAATAATACCCTTTTTGGAGAAATAAATGTCAAAATTTGCTTTTATATATGAAGACCCATCAATTACAACCAATGCAAGTGGTTCTACACCCTTTGCATTATATGACAATGATGAAATATTTGCATCAGAATCGGTAGATGTTTGTAAATATGTAGCTAGAAAACTTGGACATCCAGTTATGCAATTGGAGTTCAATAGTGGTTCAATTTATGCTTCATTTGAAGAAGCGGTTTCAGAATATTCACAACAAATAAATCATTACAATACAAAAAATTGGATGTGGGAACATTATGGTTCAACTACTAGAGAGACTGGTTCTGCATTTAGTAATACAGGTTCACATGAACCAGAAACTAAACATTTAGGTCCTACATTTATGTTATCAGAACAATATGGTGAAGCTGTAAATATTGGTGGTAATGTTGAAATGTATAGTGGTTCAATTAGTTTAACAAGTTCAAAACAAGTTTATGATTTAACATCAGATGCTACATTGGAGGAAAGTATAGGTTCTACTGATAGATTAGAAATACAAAGAGTATTTAATCACGGACCATCAGCTATAACAAGATTTTATGACCCATTTGCGGGTTCATTTGAACAAAGACAAATGTTAGACGCTTTTGGAATGGGTAATGTAGCACCAGCTGTATCATTTATAATGAGACCCATATCATATGATATAGCAAGGGCACAAGCGATTGAAACAAATGATAAAATTAGAAAATCAAATTATTCATTTGAACTTATAAATAATAAGTTAAGAGTATTTCCAAAACCAAATAATGCAGATTCTGGTAGTAAAATATATTTTCATTACTATAGAAGAAACGATAGAACTGATTTAACTCAGGGATATACGGATGGTAAAGTATCAGACCCATCAAATATACCATATAAATTTTTACCTTATAATGAAATAAATTCTGCGGGTAGACAATGGATACGAAAATATACATTAGCTAATTCTAAAGAATTATTAGGGATTATAAGAAGTAAATATGGTTCAATGCCACTTCCAAATGGTGAAGTTAATCTTGATGGTGAGGCACTTAAATCTGAAGGTAGAGAAGAAAAGACAAATTTATTAGACGAATTAAAAGAATTTTTAGAATCAGTTTCATTAGAAGAAGGTATGAGAAAAGAACAAGAGGTCGCTGATGCTCAACAATCAGTATTAAATAAAGCACCATTAAAAATATACATAGGATAACACAATGAGTCAAACAAAACCATTTTTTATACCACAAAAAGAATTTGATTTAATTAATCAAATGAATGAAGAATTGATTGATGAAATAGTTGGTCAATCTGTAGATATTTATAAGATAAATATAGAAAATACAGAGGAAAATTTATATGGTGAATCGACAACAAAATATTATGATGTTGGTTTTAGAGTCAATTGTTTAATATTATATAATGAACCTGAGATAACTCAAGATGAATTTGGAACTGATTTAAATGCATCGGTTGAAATGTATTTTCAAAGAGAAAATTTATCAAGTGGTTCATTGAATTTTTATCCTGAAATTGGTGACATTGTAGATTGGAATGATTTTTATTGGGAAATCAATGGAACAACAGAACCACAATTGTTTGCTGGTCATCCAGCTTTCAAACATCAAATCAAAGCGACAGCTCATAGAGCGAGATTATCATCATTACAAATAGAAGAGAGACCAAAATAATGATTAAACTAAAAGATTTATTATCAGAAGGAAAGTTTAAAATGAAAGGTAAGTATTTAAATATGCCGACTGGTGAAGAATCATCAATACCAGGTCCATATGATAATGATGCTCTAAAAGTCAATGTTGGTAGAGAGAGTTTTAATATTTACAAAGGTAGAAAAGGAATTATAGCTATTGGTGATAAGTATTCAAAAGAATTTAGAAATGGTAATGATTTAGCCAAATGGTTAAATAAAGAAAAAGCAAAATATGTTGGGATAGATAGAAGATAATGGCTGTACAACAAATAACACATAAAAAAATTATAAAGTATGACACCAACAGTCCAAACTTTAAAGCCGCACCAAAAGAAGAAAAGGTGGTTAGTGGTAATGTACAAGAAGATACTGATGTTTATGGTGAAAGAAAACATACTTATATACCAGACCCAAATGGTAACTTAAAGATGGAAGAATTGATGGGTAAGGTGATAAATAAATTAGATAATATACCTGGTGGAAGTCAAACAGGTACAAAAGCAGTTGAAGTAGATATAAAAAGAGAAATTGCAATAGGTAAAGTCGATGCAAGTGCAGTTAAATCAGAAGAAATTAAAGGTAAGGTTAATAATAAATTGGATAAACTTAAAAAATTGAGAAGAAGAAATGGCAATTAAACCGATTACAAATAAACAAGTAGTTGCTAGTCCTAATGTCAAAAGAGTAAATCAAGTCTCTACGAGAAATGAAACCATTAGAGGAAATAGGGGAACAACAATTGTTCCTGGAAAAGATTTTACAAAAAATTATTCAGTAACATTAAAGGATATAGATACAGCTGTATTGAATCACATAAAAAATATAATTAAACCAAAAGTTATGGAAGCTAATGAAATGGTTGATGTTACTGTGATGTATGGTAATGAAGAGAGATGGAAATCTGTTCGTAAAAGAGGGGTAATGAGAGATAGAAATGGTTCAATTATTTTACCATTAATTATGTTACGAAGAACAGATTTAAGTAGAAATCCTTTAAGTGAAATGGGTTATGACCATGATATAAAAAGGGAATTTGTAAATATAGTTAGAAACTCTAGTTGGAGTAAAGATAATAAATATGATAGATTTTCTGTTTTAACTGGTGTACAACCTAAACAAGAAAATATAGTAACTGGCGTACCAGATTATGCGGATATGACTTACGAGTTTGTTTTATGGACTGGATTTATAGAACAAATGAATCCATTAGTTGAAACTTTTATCGCTCAAAGTGCTACATATTGGGGAGATTCTACTGATTATAAATTTTTATGTACTCTTGATTCCATAACAGATGCAACAGAAATAAATTCAGATGGTGAAAGGTTTGTAAAATCTTCTTTTTCAGTAAAAACAAGTGCTTATTTGTTACCAGAATATTTAAATAGTGTTATAAACAATACCACTTCAAATATGAAAAGAGAAATAGCACCATCTTCAGTATCATTTACATTTGAGAGTAATGCTTCAAATGAACAAATAATAACTCCATCAAATGCTAAAGGTATGTTAAACTCTGATGGACTTACAAATATTTCAGGTAAATTTAAAAATCAAAAACCGATGAATGCTACTATTAAAAAAACAAAATAAATTTAAGTTTTAGAAGATATTATATATATTTATATATGATTAATTAAAATAATGGAGGTTATATGTCAGAAGAAGTAAAATTTTCAGACGATGAAATAAAACAGATAGATGATATTCAACTTGAATATGTTAGAATAAAAGATGAATTTGGTGGAATTTGTCTAAACAAAATTAATTTGAGAGATAGAATTAGTGAGTTGGATGAATACGAAGATTCATTAGCGAAAGAATATGAAAGTAATAAGAATAAAGAAAATTCGTTAATGGATGAGTTAAACAAAAAATATGGTAATGGTAGTTTTAATCCAGAAACAAAAGTTTTTACACCAACACCAAATAGTCAACCACAAGTTGAACAAAAATAATTAAAAAAAACAAATAAATATTTTTGTTTGGGTTAATATTCATATATTTATATATGGTAACTGTTATTTGCCCAAATCGATTAATACATAAAATTTTATACCTACATAGGAGAATTTAGATGGCCGAAAAAATTATTTCCCCCGGAGTTTTTACAAATGAAATAGATGCGACTTTTTTACCAGCGGCAGTTGGTGAGATTGGAGCGGCTGTTATTGGACCAACTGTTAAAGGTCCAGCATTAGTACCAACAGTTGTTACAAGTTATAGTGAATATCAAGCGATGTTTGGAGATGCATTTACATCAGGTTCTGATGATGTCCAATTTTTAACATCACATGTCGCTGAACAATATTTAAGACACTCTGATACATTAACTGTTGTTAGAATATTAGATGGATCTCCATCTCATGCTACGGCAAATGTCGTAACTGGAAGTGGTAATTACTTTACGGGTAGTGCTCCAGCAAATCCTATTGATTCGGATACTTTATTTAATAAAACTTCATTTAAACTTCATACTTTGGCTGATGGCCATATTATGAATAATAATGTAACAGGTTCTGGTACTACTGTTGGTGCTAGTTATTATCCAACAGCATCATTGACTGGTTCAAATGGTTTATTATTATCTGGTTCAAAACATAATTTAAGATGGGAAATAGCGGGTACTAACCCTAGAAAAGGAACATTTAATCTTATTATAAGACAAGGGAATGACACAACAAAAAGAAAACAAATTTTAGAAACATTTAACAATGTTTCATTAGACCCTAAAGCAAATAATTATATTGGAAAAATGGTTGGTGACTCTGTTAGAGTGATAGCGGGCACAGAGTCTGAACCTTATATAGAATATAGTGGTTCTTATGAAAATAAATCAAAATATGTTAGAGTAGAAGTTCTTAAAAAGACAGTAGATTATTTAGATGAAAATGGAGAAGTTAGAGTACCAGGTGCTTCAGCATCATTACCTGGTTTAGGTAGTGGTTCTTGGCATGGTTCGTTTGCTGGTGGGGATAATGGAAGGTCTGGATTCGATTCTTTAGGTAATATTCAAGGAGATGCGGGTGCTGCTGACTATACATTCTATGAAAATATTGGTGATAAATCACAAGGATTTGACCCAATGGAAGATAATCAAGGTAAAACAGCTTATACAAAAGCACTTAATTTACTGTCAAATAACGATGAATATGATTTTAATTTATTATTATTACCAGGTTTATTACAATCCGAACATAGTACTGTGATAGATAAAGCGATAACAACTTGTGAAGATAGAGGTGATTGTTTTGTTATAGTCGACCCAGTTGCTTATGGTCAAAATGTAGGAAATGCTACTGATGAAGCGGGTGATTATGATTCAAATTATGCAGGTATGTATTGGCCTTGGGTAATGGTACCAGATAATTTAGTTGGAACAAATAGATGGGTGCCACCATCAGTTACAATGGCTGGTATATATGCATTCAATGATAAAGTTGCTCATCCATGGTTTGCTCCAGCAGGTTTAAATCGTGGTGGTATTGATGTAGCTATTCAAGCTGAAAGAAAACTAACTCAATCTGATAGAGATACATTGTATGATTCAAATGTTAATCCAATCGCAACATTTCCTGGACAAGGAGTGACTGTATTTGGACAAAAAACATTACAGAAAAAATCATCAGCATTAGATAGAATTAATATAAGAAGACTACTTATAAGAGTTAAGAAGTTTATTGCGTCATCTTCGAGATTCTTATTGTTCGAACAAAATAACGCACAAACTCGTAGGAGATTTTTAGATATGGCAACTCCATTTTTAGAAACTGTTCAATCACAATCTGGTTTGAACGCTTTTAGAGTGGTAATGGATGAAACTAATAATACTCCTGATGTAATAGATAGAAATCAAATGGTTGGTCAGTTATTTTTACAACCAACAAGAACAGCAGAATTTATAGTATTAGACTTTACTGTACAACCATCTGGAGCGACATTTCCAGAATAATTATTAGGAGAAATTTAAATGGCAGAAAAAATAGTAAGTCCTGGTGTATTTACCAATGAAATAGATGCAAGTTTTTTACCAGCAGCAATTGCTGATATTGGGGCTGTAGTTGTAGGTCCAACTGTAAAAGGTCCAGCATTAGTACCAACGGTAGTAACATCGATGGCAGAATATGAAGCAATTTTTGGAACTACATTTTCAAGTGGTAGTGGTACTGAAGAAGACGATTATACTTTTTTAACTTCACAAACAGCTAAAAATTATTTACAACATTCAAATCAGTTAACTGTAGTTAGAATATTAGCTGGTTCTTTTAGTGGTGCTTCTGCTAATGTTGTAACTGGTAGTGGTAATCAACATACTGGAAGTGCTACATCAGGACACCCTGCGACAGTTGGTACAAATGTAGCTTTTAAACTTCACACTTTAGATGATGGTACTATATTAAACAATACTGGTTCTTTATTTGCTACAGCGATAGATGCTATTGATACAACTGGTGCTGGTGGAAACGATTCTGTATTTACAATAAATGTTCCGACTGCTAATGGTGGTGAGGGCGGTGCAGTAACCATTACATTAGATGGAGACCAAACAACTGCACCTGTTGGTGAAGGTGCTAATGCACTAGCTATTGGTGTGGATAGTGTGACGGACGCTAATACTGCAGCGTTAATTATTAAAGCTATTAATGGAACTGCTGATGATAATATTGATTTTGCAACAAGTGGTAGAGGTATGACAGGTGTAAAGGGTATAACTGCTAAACAAGGTTCAGACACTGTTCATATTACTCTTTCAATGGATACAATCAAAGGAACTGCGGGTAATATAACATCAGTTCTTGCTGATGGTAGTGGTGTAGATGTTGTTGATGTGACTGCTTTTACTGGGGGTGTCGAGCCAGTGGGTTCGAATGGAATATTAGTTTCAGGTTCAAAAGATAGTTACAGATATGAAATTACATCTGTCAATCCAACTAGAGGAACATTTGGTTTAGCAATAAGAAGAGGAAATGATACACACAAAATGAAACAAACACTTGAAACTTATAACAATTTAAGTCTTGACCCAAAATCATCTAATTATATCGCAAAAGCGGTTGGTGACCAATATAATTCAATAGGAACTGATGAAAATGGAAATCCATTTTTAAAATTAAATGGAACAAATAAAAATATGTCAAAATATGTAAGAGTTGAAGTTATTAATACCACACCTGATTACATAGACGAAAATGGTAATTTAAGAATTGGTAGTTTTACTGGTTCATTACCAGGTTTAGGTAGTGGTTCAGATGGGGGTTCATTCACTGGTGGTTCTGATGGAACAGTAACTCATCCAATGACATTTAATGAAAATATATCAGAAAATAGTTCTCAAGGTTTAGACCCAAGTACTGATGGTGGTGCGGCTGGATATGATGATTATATAACTGCATTGAAATTGTTAAATAATGCCGATGAATATGACTTTAATTTATTATTAATGCCGGGAATTATAGAATCTATGCATGGTGGGGTTGTTACTAAAGCGATAGATATATGTGAAGATAGAGGTGATTGTTTTGTTGTAATCGACCCAGTACCACACGGTAGTAATCCACCAGCTGCTACAACGAGAGCTGAAGCGAGAAATACGAGTTATGGTGCTATGTATTGGCCTTGGATAAAAGTTCCAG